ACGGAATGCAGATGCCCAACCAATCTTACTGTCGGAAACAACAATCACACTGTCAGTTTTATGGAAGGACTCAGCAACCATTGGTAGCTTGTTGATGAAGTTACGCTCAACACTAAAGCCTACACCTGTGCCACACATCAAGACATACATCAACTCATCAAAGCTACGAGGTGAGTCTATGTGCAAATAACTGCAGTTAAACCCTGCTACATTGTCTTTGTCGAGTGCTTCCCCTGCTGTCATCATACATCGCATTGAGGGCATTACTTTTAAGCTGTGTATTCCGTTGTACAGTCGTTTGGCTGTCTTCTTGTCAAGCTGTCCACGGTTGACCCAGAAGTCCACATAACGCTGTACTGTCTCTTCCCAAGTCTCTCTACGTTTTTCTTCAGGCATCCAACGTGCGTAGCGAGACTTATGTATAAACTGCTGATATTGATCCATTAACTATTCTCCTTGGAAACCATAATGGTTAGTTTGTTTAAGTACCACTTAGCTTTATTTAAGTCCTCTACCTGCTTGCCCTTATAGTCGTACCTCCAAAGGTACTTCATACAGTTGCCCTTGAGGTATCCTTTGAATGCTACTGAAGACATGGACTCCTCTATAGCTTCAATACACTCAATGTTGCCAGTGTTGTAATGCTTTGGCTTATTAACTACGTCTTCAAGCTCTTCATCTGCAATGACATGGTAGGCTGTCATGGCCTCGTCAGTGACTATATAACTCTTAGGGCCGCAGGGTATTATAGCAGGATGTTCCTTAGCTACCCTATCCCAATCAGCAGGAGTTGCGTCATTAAGTCTCATCTTCAGTATCCTCTGTAAATTTATCTCTATTAATAATTAAGCGATCTTCAAAAGCTTCCAAAATATCTTCAGGGGTTATGTCTAACACTTCACACAACAGAACAACATCGTACTCCCTTATTACTTCTTCCTTTAATTCCTCAAGTGTTAGTGACATTTTTATTCCTCACATACTTCAGTAACTCTTTGCTTGTCTTTACAGTGAAATGAGAGAAGCCTTCCTTATCACACCACTGCCCCATAGTTAATTTACTGCCCTTCCTTACTTTCTTGTTAGGGTCTGACAACACAAATACTAACTCCCAATCTCCGATAGAATCTCTTATGGATGTGTACTTCTGTGTGTCCCCTACTCTAAAGTAACCCTTAGCCTCAATCAGTATCTTCTTGTCTTCATGTACAAAGTCTGGAAGATAGTTCTTACGTATAATGTAAGGTAGCTTGTAAGGCTCATACTTAAACTCTTTATTAAGAACATCGTAAAGAGCAGACTCAAGTCCCGATCTAAAAACCTTCTTCATCTAGTATGATCTCCTGTACGTTAGGTTCCTTAACTACTTTACAAAGAAACTTAGGAGCGTAGGAATAATTGAATACTCTTAAGTCTGGGTAGCAATGTTTTTTGAACTGACAGTAAGAGCAACCAACGGAGAGTTTTAAGTTTCCTGACTTGCCATCGGGCAAAGGCTCGTAACAAAGTAACTCTGGTTCTGGATGCTCTACTAGCTTTTTTACATGGCGTACTCTCTCTGCTATATCCTGAGACAGCGCATCGTAAACTCTAGCATTCTTATCATCCAAGTCGTACTTGAGGTAGGTCAGGTGTCCGTTGGCTTTGTCCATAGCTAACCACCCGAACTTCCTGTCTCCTTCTGAGTGAGCGTAGGCTTTGATCTGATCAATATAACCAAAGGGATCGTCAAAGGCAAGCGATCCATCCTTGAACTTCTTAAACCCATAACTGCTTGCTGACTTGACATCAGTAACAACACCGTCAATCTTGCAGTCCATGTGACCCACGATTCCTTCAACTTTACATACCTTTTGTTCGTCAGTTACACTATGTCCTGCCATGCGAGTAAGGAATAACAACATCTCCTCAATCAAGTGACCGTACATAAACTTCACATAAGTGTGTGGTAGAATGTCTTCGCCCTCAGTACCGTTGACATGATTCCATAGGTACTTATCGGTGCGCCCAATGTTAGACAGGCGTAGCTTACGGTTATCCTTACGCTTCTCCCTGCCAAACTCTGTACGCATAAGAGCCTTAACACCCTCACCAAACTTATCTATCTCTGCCTCAACGTCTACGGATGAATCAGCGTCCTTGCTAATCATTAGATCGTAGATGTCTTGCACCAAGTTATCCGTTGTCTTGTTGTTGTTCATTTAAAACCCCTTTGGCTTCCTGTGGTGTACATTTGAACCACTCGTTATTCCTTTCAAACAACTGCTCTAACTTTGAGTGGGCTGTAGATTCAGCCTTACGTCTATCATCAGTATCATAACTATAGTATAACACATAATCTCTAAAAGGGGAAGAGGTTTGATAATTTTTTAACCTGTCTTCCGCGTCTATAGCCATCCCTACTTTTACCCAACCGTCCCAAGCTTTGTTAGTAATTATGTAAACAGCACCTTCTTTAACAGTATTGTACTGAAGATGTACATACTCGCCCAAAACACGAGCTTTTCTTTTTAATCTGTTTTGTCTGCTTTTGATATTATCGCAAGTTTTACAGATGTAATTATTTTTCTTAACATTCCCCTCCCCCCACACATCTTCTGTTAATTTAATTGAACAGCGGTTGCAGTGTTTATTAGTGGGTGTCCGCCCAACTATCTCCAACTTTAAACTCCCCTGCGAGGGGGCAGTTAAGTTTGTAGTGGAGTCCTGCGGCTTCGACACAACTGGTTGCAAGTCCTCCGAAAACCTTTGCTTTCTCTTCTCTGACCTCTGTCTGGATTTCATCGTGTATATTTCCTATAAAGTTATAGTCAATGTTCCATTTAGTTGCGTACTCATCCAACAAACACAAGGCTTTCTTCATAACAATAGCCCCTGCGGACTGCAACAAAGTGTTCAGTGCCGCGTGTTGTGATCGTACATAGACCCTTCGCCCATCCAAGCCAAGAACATAGCCTCTTCCAGATGCCACTGCAACTCGTTCTCGTAGTCTTCCAAGAGATGGCGTATTGCCAAGGAATTTTTCCTTAAGTCGTTTACCATCCTTTGCACTTCCTCCAACGATACTTCCGATTTTGGAATCTCCTGCTCCATAAAGGAAAGCGTATATGAAAGTCTTTGCTTGGTCTCTAGTTTCAAGGCCGCTAGCCAACTGATTTGCCGTGTGAATATCTCCTGTGAGAATTTCATTTGTATAGCCCTCGTCATTCATGTAATGTGCAAGCATCCGTAACTCAAGACCGCTTGCGTCCATACCTACAAGTTTGTAACCTTCTGGTACTGTCCATACGTCCCTGCACTGCTTACCGTAAGGAGAGTAAACTGCAGGTACTTGACCCATGTTAGGACTGGAATGAGTCATACGTCCTGTCACTGCTCCGTTAGGATTAACGTAGCCATGTACTCTACCGTCCTCTTTAACAGCCTCTAACCAACTCTGAACTTGAGCCACACGCTTCTGTATCATAAGATACTCAGCTATCAAAGCGGCCTGTGGTATGCCCTTCACTGTACCTAGCACTGCCTCATCAACGATGGCCTGTCCTGTCTCAGTGAATTGCTTAGGTTTCCATCCATAATACTGGAGGTGTCTGCCTATCTGCTGTCTTGAACCTAGATTAAACACAGGGAAATCTATGCGACTAAAGGGTGCTACCGCTTCCTCCCAGTTATCACCAAGAAACTTGAGTCCAACAACCGATTGCGTACCATCCTTCTTAAACTTGGGCGTAATCTCTTTGACAAATGTCGGTAACGGTTTGAAAACCTGATGCACTTCATCTTCAAGGTCATTCTTTTTCTCCTTTAATGTAGCCAGTAAATGATAAGCTTTCTCTTGGTCTAAGAGCCACCCCTGTTTAATCTGCTGAGTAACAATGCTTTGTACTTGATGCTCAAGATCAATACTTTCAGACTCAAAGCCTCTAAGCTCAGAAAGTAATCTCTGGTACACCAACGCATTAACTCTAACGTCCTGTATGCAATACTCCAACATATCATACGAAAAAACATCCCAAACATTATGATCTCCTTTGGGGCAATTAAGTATAGAACCCCAGTTATCTAAGGAATGACCACCCTCTCTTGACGGATTAGCTAGTCGGGACATTACCAGTGTGTCAGTTATTTTACACTTGCTAAAGTCTACCGCTAGTAGTTTTTCCAGTACAGGTATATCATATCCTATAAGGTTGTGACCAATTAGTTCGCACTCGTCCTGCAGTTGTAACCAAGTTATAAATTCAGGTAGTCTATCTCCCGACCAAGTTAAGGAATCATCGTGTCCTAGCTGTCGCACAACAATACACCATACTGTATCAGGGTCAAGGCCGTTGGCTTCAATGTCAAGTACAAACTGTTTCATAATTAAAACTCCGATTCTTCACCCATAGGGCAACTAGTTTCAATCATCCGACCTGTCTCTTTATCATAGTAAAGGTAACAAGCCGCACCAGTGAGTCCAACAAATCTGTTCTTGAGTACACGAACTGTTGTGGTGTTCCGTGTCTCAGGGTCAGCGTGTTGCTGATCTCGTTCAAGTCCAATGACCATATCACTTAGCTGTGCGATAGCCGCTGAACCACGTAGTTCTCCTAAACTAATCTTACCACCATCTTCATGTGCCTTTGAGCCGCTAGGTCTACGCAAGTGTGATACTAGGAATAGCCCTACACCTGTCTCCTGAACTAGCTTTCTAAGGTTAGTCATAATGCTGTCGATGGCTTTACGCTCGTCCCCATTGTCCTGATCGCTGACCACAATGCTTAGGTGATCAAGGATGATCCACTTGCAGTCCAACCCTTTAGCCATATAACGTATGCGCCCAAGTAGGTTGTCCTCATTAGTAGAACCCCAGTGATCAAACATATAGATGCGCCCAGAGCCTAACGTCTTATCCCAATAACTCTTCTTCTCTTCCTCAGAGATAGTCTGGTTAAGATGTAGTTGCTTCTCAGCTTCAATGGACATGATGCCTAATGCTGTCTTAGGTATGTCCTCTTCCAACGCTAGGATGCCTATGTTGTCCTCCGTAGCACCTAGCAAGTAATGCTCTAACTCACGTACCATCTGAGACTTACCCATGCCGCTACCACTAGTGATTGTGACTAACTCACGAGGACGGAAGCCATAGGTGTACTCATTCAGACAAGCCCAAGGATAGGGTATGGACTTGACATCGGATTGCTTGATGATTAAATCCCAAGTCTCATTACCTGCAATGATTCCATCAGGCTGATATGACTTAGCGTTCCACCACTCACGAACAAAGGCTGTGACCTTGTTAGCCTTGAGCATATCCCCTGCGTCCTTCATGGACAATACGACATTCTTTGCCTTGTTAGGGGTGAACAAATCAAGGACAGACTTAGCCGCCAACTGTCCTGCTTTATCTGCGTCAAAACAAATGACTACGTTCTCAAAGGACTCTAACCACTCAAGGTTTTCTTTAATGTCTTTTGATGCTCCGCTTGAGCCACTTCTAATGGAGACAACAGGCCACTTTCCGTCAAACATTTCGTGAACTGCAAGTGCGTCTGCCTCGCCCTCTGTGACCGTAATGTACTTACCGCCACCCTTGAAAGCCTGTTGACCGAACAACCCAACATTATTAAATTCTCCTGTAGCATAAAAGTTCTTGTTGTCCACAATGCGTACCTTAGTGCCTAACACTGCACCTGAGTCCTTGTCGTGGTATGGGTAGTGATGTTTACTGACCTTCCCATCAGGGGCAAACTCAACGGTGACTCCGTACTTCTTAGCCACCTCTTGGCTTATTCTCCTGTCAGGGATTGCCGCTACTGTTCCTGTCATTTCCAAATGCCTCGCTTTTCTTTGTGTTGCTTGTTCTATAACCTGACCGTTACCTTTCTCGTAGTAGTCACAACCACCTGAAAAACAGGTGGCGTGACCATCGGAGTACCTCGCCAAGTTATCCTTTGAGCCACACTTGGGGCATGGCTCATGTCGGACAAACGAGGATGTCATTTAGAAGTCCTCTCCACCAGTATCTTCAGCTTGCTCTAAGACCTTGATCTTGTTAAGGTAGGTAGGTATCCCATGTACAGGATGGGGCTGACCTTCTGTCCATAATACACGAACCTTAGACCCTCTACCAATGCGACCTTTAAAAGCACCACCATCAGCATCAACCACAGCCACATTGTACTTAGTTGAGAACTTCCGTTGCTTTGCGTCCTCATACTCACGCAACTTAACACCTTTACCTTCCAACTCGTCAGCAGTTGACTCATCCAAGGTTAGGACAACTGAATACTTACCAGTTGACTGACCCTTATACATCTCATGCTCTTCCAAGTTTTCAAACGCTAATAGACCTTCTAATACTGCCATAGTTACTACCTCTTTTTTCTAGCTTAGTGAATGACCCTTATGTATAACTTTTGTAACTTGTTATAACTTAAGAATCGTTTGGTTAATACTATAATTATATATTAAATATTTTCCTTTAATACATAAGTATAGTATAACATGAATTAGGGCATAACCTTAATCATTCAAAGTTATACCCATTATTCATCAAATCAATACTACTATTGCTCCTCCATATCCGCTAGGAATTCAAAGGGATTAACAACATCATCAAGAATCGTGTGCATAGGGCTGTCCAGTGTTGCCTCATTGGATGCTGACAGGCAATCTGAGCATAACTCTGAGTATTCCCCTGTCGCTCTGTCAATCCTTCTCATCTCAAACTCATTCATTATAACGTCACATGCTTTGCATCTACTCATGGCTAAAAGCCCTCTTATGTTGGTCTAAAAACTCTTTGGCTGTCAGGGTGTTATAGTAAGCCCTAACGCTATCCTCTGCGCGTTGGTGCGCCTCCTGTAATGTCATGGCTAACATTTCATAGTCAACCATCTCATCAATCAATCGGGTAATGGGTCTGATGTCGTTGTCATCGCCTCCTTCATAACCGATCAAGCGTTCCTTTATTCTACTCATTGTCAATTTCCTCCACCTTATAGACATAACCAAAGGATATTACCAGTAATGGTAGTAGTATTATTGTACCACTAAAGGGCATTGCCTGTAAACTGAAAGGATCATTTTCGTTTACCGTCCATACTGCCCTAGAATCCACAAACTCAATATCTATACCTGTACCGTTCCTGAGTTCTATTGACAACGTATTTTTACCTATTCGCCAGTTCATCACTTTCTCCCAATCGCTCCACAGCTACTAACATATTTTCAAGGGCTGTTTTAAGGCACCTTACTTCAATTTCTAACTCTCTTTTTGTCAACGTTTCAGCCTTATCTCTGTTAACTGAATCGAGCACCGCTTCCAAATAACACTTAATGTCAGCAATACTTTCCAAGTAGTCTGATGTGCTGTGTTTAGTTATTAGTATCATCACTTTCTCCTGTAATCGTCAAATACCTCGTCTGTGGTTCTTCTGCGCTACCGCTACAAGGCCTATTGTCTAAAGCCACACCGCCCCAAGAGTTTTCGTAATAATTCATTTCACCATCAGCACCGTAGTCTCGTTTCACCCAATGACCGTCAGAGTATTCGTAATAAATCGATTGACCTTTAGCGTTGTAGATTCTAAAACCTACCTCTACAACACCGAACCTAGCCTCATATTCTTTTCTTAGTTTCGTTTTACTCATAACTCCACCCCATAAACAGTAGACATGAATAAGACTGCTTTATCACGCATAATCTTTCTTGCATGCTCAGTAAACGATCTAGAAGTATAGAGACTTTCCAATGCCTGCATATGGAGGTTGGATAGATGCTCCCTTCTTACCTTGTCATATAGCAAGTTCTGAGCATAGGTTCTCTCATCCCCTAAGCGAGACAGAGCGTCAAACTGTGCCTTCACTATTTCCTTTTGTGTCAATCCTTCAATCTGCATCTTAGTGCCTCCCTGATTCATCAAAATAATCATTGTTTAAAATAACCATATACGACCCGTTACTATGGGGCAGTGCTACCATAACTTCGGTATCGTCATCATCCAAAGCGTTATACCAACCATCGCTATTAGTTACCGTAAAGCCTCCATCCTTTAACTGCTGAATCAAAACTCGCAGCTCCTTTTTGTTCTCCATAAAACGTACCATAAATCACCTTTAATTGTAACAAGTTATAAATTAAGGAATCAGAGTAAAAAATTCCAACGTACTAGCCATTATATAGACTCCTACCAAAACCACCACGCCTACCCATGACCAAAAGTCACTTTCGGGTTCTCTGTTATCATTCATCATTTTCTACCTCTCGCTCTTCTGGTAATTTTACATAAGTCCAGTAATCTTCTGTTCCACCTGAAATAGTCTCCAAAACATTAGGGTATCCACTATTATCATCAGTTGAGCGTAGAATATCTCCAGTTGCATGGTCAATAATATAATATTTCATACCTTAAAACCTCATGTAATCCATTCTAAGCCTATTTCATGGGTTAGGCTATGCTACCCTACTAATAAACACTAGAAAGTCTAAGAATGCAAACCATAGACTTTGTGATGTTTACTTTATCTCCATACGCTGAATTAAGTCAATCGCTTGTTCTAAGCTCATTTCGTAATATTCCGCGAATCTAGCTACAGTTAGGAAATTATTCACCCAATCAAGGTACATATGTTCGTCACTAAAATGCTCGTATGCTTTTTTCATTGTATTAGCCTCCTACAGCTATTAGATTATTAATTTGTTTTTTCATTGATATACCATGCGCAGGGTATCCGATTACTGATACATCTTTTTTCCAACAAGCACGACATGATCCGCATTTGCCCTCGCGTGTACTGGCCTCGCAAACTGTAACTCCTTTTAAACTATGGCTTATTGTGGGCAATATGGTGCTACTATTTGCCACATTAGGAATAACTTCACCTAATACGCCATCACTGGACAATCTGACAACCACGTTAGGCAATGACTCCATGTCTGCGATAACTTGGGCAAACTTGCTAAACTTGTGCATTCTAGTTGGTAGCCAATGATTACACCACGGAGTCAACCGCATGACTTCAAGCATCTTTTGAGCGAGTTTTATACTGTACATATCACCTGAATCAAACCAACGAAAATACCTATCGTTATCTAGTTCTGCGACCATATCATCAACCCATGAATCACGCTTCCAATCTTCCTTATTATGCTCCCTTGGTGCTTTGACATTAGGAAATCTATAGTTGCCGCTTGTGGCGTAGCATCCCTTACACGCAGGGACTAGATCACCGTTAGAATCTTTTGATGCGGGACACGTATCTAATGCCTGTAGACTCCAAGACCTACAAGGCATCTTACCCGCTTTTGACAATTTAATCATTTGTATATACTCCATTAATTGTAACTTGTTATAACTTTACCCATAAATGCCGCTAGTATCTAACGGCATCTAGTGTATAGCTATCATGCCGCTTTGTCTAGTGGTTCTAGTGCTTCCAGTAATTTCTCTTTGATCTGACATAGAGAGAGATCAACATCTATAATTGATTGTGACAGTTCACTATCTTGTTCTATTTTGGCTAGTTCTTCCGCGTATGCCGATAGTTGAAACAATGCTTCCGCTAGTGCTTCGACTGGTGATAATGCTTGACCATTAGGCGCTATTACACTTGCACCTGTAGACGCTTCACCAGTATCGCCTTCACCTTCACCACCATTGCCCGTGCCTTTACTAGCACCGCGCAACTGTGCTTCGACTAGCTTGCTATCTTTGACAACCATAGCGCGTTTGTCTATATCTAACTCTTTATGTATACGCTTAGTGACTCTATTGAAGATTGACCGAATCACTGCAAGCGATGCCTTATCTACCGCGCAACCTTCCCACAGTGCAACCAGTACCTTTTCCGCGCCTTTACCAGTAGCAACGTGTACGTTGTAAAGATCGCTTACTATATCA